AACAGGTTCACCAACATTTTATGCATATGATGTAAAAGGAAATTCTAGTTTAGAGACAAGTGTGACGTCATCGAGAGACAATGGTACGACATTTTACACTCAAACTTTAAATCTTACACTAACATTTTTGGATGCTAAAACGCAAGCAGAGTTGCAAACTTTGGCAACTGCTAGACCATATGTGGTTGTAGAGGATTACTACCAAAACCATTTCCTATGTGGTTATGAAAATGGAATGGAAGTAACTGGTGGAACAGTTGTAACTGGAGCAGCAGCTGGTGATTTAAGTGGGTTTACGCTTACCCTTGAGGGTATGGAAGAAACTGCACCATATTTCCTTGCAACTGCACCATCAGCAGATGTAACACAAATTGACCCAACTGCATAATTTATTATTTAGTTAAAATTAAGAGCATCCTTTATAGGGTGCTTTTTTTTTGTTTTTACAAATTAGACTTATTTATACGTTATATAATTGATGATAATATTAAGCACATCTGCAACCGCACAATCCTTTAATATAATACCTAGACAATATTTAGGTTCTTTTACTATGGAAGTAAGAGATGATAGCACAAATGTTAGTGTTGATTATTCGATAACAAGTGGGGTAACGTTAAACAATTACCTTACATTTAGTAATACATTTTCACCAGTATTAGTTGAAGGTCATTTTTACGATTTAACAATTTACACAGATGCCACAAAAACATCTGTAATATATAAGGATAGAATATTTTGCACAGATCAAGATATTAACCAAACAACAAATAACCATTATAAAATTAATGAGGGTCAATATACCACATATGATGGTAACAATAACGATTACATTGTAATATGAGAAAAAGAAACGAAAAGGGGCAATTTGTAAAAAGCAAAGTGTCTGAATTTGGCTTTGTTAATTTAAGCACATATACATCACCAGAGGTAAAGGAAGTAAATGGTGCAGATTGGATTGAGTATGGTGCAGATAATAACTATTTTCAGTACCTTATAGATAGATATAATGGTTCACCTACAAACAACGCTGCTATAAATGGTATATCACAAGCTATTTATGGAAAAGGTTTAAATGCTACAGATAGCAACAGAAAACCAAACGAGTATGCACAGATGCTTTCTTTGTTTAAAAAAGATGTGGTAAGAAAATTGTGTTACGATCTTAAATTAATGGGGCAATGTGCGGTGCAAGTTATATACTCAAGTGATAAAAGCAAGATTGTTCAACTAGAACATATGCCTATTGAAACATTGCGTGCTGAAAAATGCAATGAAGATGGTGAAGTACCAGCATATTACTATTATAATGATTGGGCAAACATTAAAAAAAGTGATGAGCCTTTAAGAATACCAGCATTTGGTATGTCAAAAGAAAGTATTGAGATACTATACATAAAACCATACAAAAGTGGTTTTTATTACTACTCACCAGTAGATTATCAAGGGGGTTTACAATACGCAGAGTTAGAAGAAGAGGTATCTAACTATCATTTGAACAATATTCTAAATGGTTTAGCACCATCGATGTTAATTAACTTTAACAATGGTACACCTAACCAACAAGAAAGACAATTAATAGAAACCAAAATAGCACAAAAATTTTCGGGAACAAGTAATGCTGGTAAATTCATTTTAGCTTTTAATGACAATAAAGAAAGTCAAGCAGAAATAACACCAGTACAATTAAGTGATGCACACAATCAATACCAATTCTTGAGTGAAGAAAGCACACAAAAAATAATGGTTGCACATCGTATTGTATCACCTATGTTATTAGGTATAAAAGATGGTAGCGGTTTAGGTAACAATGCAGATGAAATAAAAACTGCATCTCTTTTGATGGATAACACAGTTATAAGACCATTTCAAGAACTTTTAATAGATAACTTTGACCAAATACTTGCTTACAACGATATAAGTTTAAAACTATACTTTACAACCTTACAACCATTAGAGTTTACAGAAGTAGATACATCAATACAAGACAAAGAAACTATTGAAGAAGAAACTGGTGTTGAATTGTCTGTTGATTTAAAAACCATTGATGGTAAACAAGCATATGATACCATAGAAGAAGCAGAAAGAGTAGCTGAAGAAATGGGTTGTGGTGGTTATCACGAACACGAAGTTGAGGGTGTTGTTTATTATATGCCTTGTGTATCACACGAAGAACTAAAAGCACCTTGTTGGGATGGTTACGAGCAGATAGGTACAAAAACAAAAGATGGTAAAGAAGTGCCTAATTGTGTGCCATTAAAGCAAGAATTAACCGATGAAATGGCTAGTGCTATTCTAGCAAATCTTGAGTATGAAACTATTGGTGATCATTACGAACTAGTAGAAACTAGGGAGTATTCAGAAAATAACAATAGTACAGAAGATTGGGCAAATTCACTTATAAAAAGAAAACTATCTAAAATGAGAAAGTTTGCAGATTTTATAACATCAAAGCCTAATGAAGAAAGCAAGTTAGATAAATCATTTTACAAGATCAGATACACATACCAAGAAAGGGTTTCACCATCATCAACTAAGACTGGTAAAAGCAGAGATTTTTGCAGAACAATGATGGAAAGAACTGGTAAGGGTGTAGTGTATAGAAAAGAAGATATAGATAATGCATCTTTTGCTGGTGTAAACAATAACTTTGGTCATAAGGGACAGAATTATTCGCTTTTTCGCTTTAAGGGAGGAATTTATTGTGGACATTATTGGAGGGAAGAATTGTATAGAATGAAAAGTGAAACAGAAAAATACATATCAAAAGGTAAAGAAGTTAAATCAATACCAAACTCATATCAACCAAAAGGTAAGCAATACAAAGAAGCTGGTATAGCACCAACTGATATGAAAAATAGAGGTGCATATCCAAAATAAAAAAATATGGCAACAATATTATTTATAAATAGAACCGATTTAGTAAGAAACTCTATCATTGATGGTAATGTTGATACTGATAAATTTATACAATTTATTAAGATCGCACAACAGATAGACATACAACAAATCATAGGTACAAAAATGTACGATGGTTTAACTGGTGCTATTGTAGCTGGAATTGATTTACCAGCAAATGCAAGATGGAAAACTATTTTAGATGATTATATAGTAAATATGTTGATATGGTATGCACAATCAAATTACATACCTTTTGCAGCCTACCAAATTAAAAATGGTGGTGTTTATAAGCACACATCTGAAAATGCACAAAACGTAGATAAAAACGAAGTAGATTTTTTAGTTGAGAAAGCAAGAACAAATGCAGAATGGTATTCAAGAAGATTTATAGACTTTATGAGTTTTAACCAAGCTACATATCCAGAGTACACTAACAACGTAAACGATGATATTTACCCTAGTTATGAAGCTACATTTAATGGGTGGGTGCTTTAGCAAGAAGTTATGAGTTACAAACCAAAAGCAAAAAACATAGAGAAATTAAAGGTATTTCTTAAAAAAAGAAAAAAGTAATGGCAAACGAAATATATTCAAAAAGTTGGTGGGGTGATGGTGTTTGTAATAACACTGTGAATTGGGGTTTAATTTACAAGCCTTATGCGGGTTGTAGTGCAGTGGATGGTTTGTTAGTTACCTTACAAGCAAGGGCTACCTATTATGAAAATGCAACTTGTACAAGTGCAACATTAACCGAATTTGAAAACATAGCATAATGAGCAACTTATTAGAAAAAGCAAGTATTATATTAACACCAACTGCCTATAATGATGGAGAAGCACTATGTGTAAAGCCAACAGATGGAAGTGGTGATTTTGATTTTAGCAGAAACTCGGCAGCTACAAGAGTTAACTCACAAGGTTTAGTTGAAAACGTACAAACAATATCTGGCAATTTATTAGATTATAGTACTTTTACAAGCACAAGTGCTTCTTGGTCGCTTGTAGGTGGTTTATGGGTTTATGATGATACTGCAAACGGGTATTTAGTCACTCCTAATCTTGCGGTTGTAGTTGGAGATGTTTATGATGTTGTGGTTGATGTAACCATAGCAAGTGGAAATGCTAATTTTAGATATACAAGTGGTAATGGGCAAACAAAACTATTTAATTATACGGATTTTGTAGATGGTGTAAATGAGTTTCAAACCACAGTTACGGGTGTAGATGGTGTTTTACAAAGACTATTTGCATCAGTTAATTTAGTAGATAACCCTTTTACTTTAAATAGTATATCAATAAAAAAAATATCACAAGATACTAACCTACCAAGAATAAACTACGAGGGTGGTTGTGGAAGTTGGTTGTTTGAACCTCAAAGTACAAATTTGTTTGATTACTCAGAAGATTTTAGTGATAGCTTTTGGACAAAGGATGGTGCTACAATTACAAGCAATTCTATAATATCCCCAGATGGCACACAAAACGGAAGTACTTTAGTCTCATCAAACACAACAAGCCAACAATTGATAAAAGGTAGTTTTAGTGTTATAAGTGGTGATGATTATTCTGTTTCGGTTTTTGCAAAAAAGAAAGATTTTGATTATATACAAATAAGATTTGAAGGTAGGGGCGCACCTTTTCAAGCTGGGGGGGTATGGTTTAATATTGACAATGGAACACTTGGTACACAAGATACTGGGTATACTGGCACAATAACCGATTTTGGTAATGGGTGGTACAGATGTACATCAACGGCAGCGGCAACCTCATCAGCAACTGCAACAATAAGAATACAATTAGCAAGTAGCGACAATTCAAGCACCATTGTAGGTAATGGAACAGATGGTACTTATATTTGGGGTGCGCAATCTGAGGCATTATCATTTCCTTCATCTTACATACCAACATCGGGAACATCAGTAACACGAAACCAAGATGTATGTACCAATGGAGGTAGTTTAGCATCTATAAATTCATCAGAGGGTGTATTGTATTTTGAGGGTAGTGCTTTAATTGATGGCGATAGTAGCAGACAAGTTTCTTTATCAGATGCAACAAATAACAATCTTGTGCAATTTAGATATGATGTTACTGCGGGAAGGCTTACATCTTATATAAGAGGTAACGCAGGGGCTTATGCCATTAAAACTATATTAGGGTTTACTCAAACAAACAATAATAAAATAGCTTTAGTTTGGAATGCAACAAGTTTACGTATTTGGATAAATGGAACTGAAAGTGGCTCTGTATCAACAAATGATTTACCTATTGCAATGGATACTTTAAATTTCACACAACCTACTGGTGGCAATACTTTCTTTGGAAAAACTAAATGTTTAGCAGTTTGGAAAGAGGCTTTAAGTGATGCTGAACTAACATCTTTAACAACAATATAATGAAAATATACAAAGCGGTATTTGATACTGAACAACAAGGGAAAGATTACCTTTTAAATTTAGGGGTGTTACTTGATCAAGATGGAGAAATAGTTTTTGCATCTACTACGGCAGCGGTTGTTTATATTGGTAAAATTATAGACAAAGACCAAACAACAGACCCAGAAAACCCAGTTTACTATCCAGGTTTTGCTATCGATGTTATGGTACAAGATAGTATTACTTTAGACTTTGGAAGTTATGCAGTATATCCCGCTGATAAATCGGCACATAGTTTTTATGGATACCCTAAAGATGCAGAAGTACCACAATAATTAGTATATTTGATACTTAACCAAAAAACAATACAATGGGAAAATTATCAAAAAGCGAATTAAAAACATTTAAAGAACAAGAAGAAAAGAAACAAGCAATTTTACACGATTTGGGTTTATTGGCTACGCAGTCACATACACTATCACATATGTTTGCAGAACTTTCTTTGAAGCAAGAAAAAAGTAAAAAGGATCTTGAAGAAAAATATGGTAACATAGAAGTAAACCTACAAGATGGAACTTTTAAATTAATCACAGATGAAAAGAATAAGTAAACACATATCATACAAAGAAGCAGTTGGTTCTAATTATGCTAAACAATATGGCATAAAAAACAAACCAAATGAAGAACAAGTTGAGAATATGAAGCTACTTGCTAAAGAAGTGTTTGAGCCGTTGAGAGAGTGGGTAGGATGCCCAATAAGAGTAAATAGTATGTTTAGGTCTTTAGAACTTAATACTGCCTTAAAAGGCTCTAAAACATCATCTCATATGAAAGGTGAAGCAATGGATATCACAAGTATGTATTGTGGTAAAGAAAATTGTAAATCTAACTTAGATATGTTTCATTGGATAAAAGACAATTTAGAGTTTGACCAGTTGATATGGGAATTTGGCTCTGAACCTAAATGGTTGCACGTTTCTTATAATAAAGACAAAAACAGAAAGCAAGTATTAGTAACAAAAAAAAGAGGTGTGTACTACACTTATTAATATGCCAATACCTAAAAAGAAAGAAAACGAAAAGCAAAGTGATTATATGATGAGGTGTGTACCTCAACTAATGCAATATCACGACAAATCACAAGCTATTGCAATTTGCTATCAAAGTTTTAAAGGTACAAAAGTAGAACTAGAAAGCTATAATGACTATCCAGATAGCGCATCTAACAATGCAAAGAAAGCTATTAAGTACAAAGAAGAAAATGGTTCATCTTGTGGTACAAGGGTTGGTTGGACAAGGGCTGGACAATTAGCAAGAAAAGAAAATATTTCAAGGGATACAATAGCAAGAATGGCATCTTTTAAAAGGCATCAACAACATAAAGATGTACCTTATAGTGAGGGTTGCGGTGGCTTAATGTGGGATGCTTGGGGTGGAACATCTGGTGTAAACTGGGCAATAAACAAATTAAAACAAATAGATAAGAAATGATAACAGACTACAAAACATTGCTTATAAATTTAGGAACATTTTTATTTTCAATGACAAATATAGATATAGTATTAAAGATTATTTTGCTTTTGGTTACAATCGGATACACCTTAAACAAGTGGTGGTTGTTAAATAGAAAAAATGGAGGAAAGAAAAAGAAAAAAGTTTAAAGATACAAGGGTAGGTAAATTTCTATCTAAAGCTGCACCAAACATTCTTAAAGGTGTTAGTGATTTAGTACCAGATGCTGGTGTTTTAAAACTTGTAGGTGGTCTTATAAGTAAAGATGATACTATCACACCAAAAGACAAAGATGAAGCGTTAAAACTGCTTGAATTAGATATTATAGAAATACAAGAAATATCTAAAAGGTGGTCATTTGATATGTCAAGTGATAGTTGGTTATCAAAAAATGTAAGACCAATAATGTTGATCTTTTTGACTATTTCAACTTGGTTATTAATTCTTATGGATAGTCTTGCAATAGATTTTGGTGTAGCTACTGAATGGATAGATTTACTTAAATCACTTTTAATTACAACATATGTTGCTTATTTTGGTTCTCGAGGTATTGAAAAATATAAGTACATTTCGCAGAAATAGAATAGTACCCAAAAAGCATTATCTTTTATTTTATATTTTATTTTTACTTATTACTATATTTTTTTTTGTATATATTTTTAGATTTATATTTATATATATATTTCTAATAATTTATTTTATATATTTGAAGTAATAAAAAAACACAAAGTTATTACTTTTATTTTAAAAATCAAAATATGGAAAACACAAAATGTATTAAAGTAAGAAAAGATTACTATTTACTAATTATTAATGATATATCTTTAGGTGAGTTTGAAAGAAGCCAATTAAGACATATTATAGAAGTTATAGATAATGCCATCTAAACCATCAAGAAGCAAAATAGTTAAAAAGTTAGATGCTATATTTAGCCAGTACATAAGGTTAAAAGATGCAGACCACAAAGGTGACGTAACTTGCTTTACTTGTGGTAAGGTGTCACACTATAAAAAAGGTATGCAATGTGGTCACTTTCAAAGTAGAAAGCATTATGCAACAAGGTGGATGGAAAAAAACGTAGCGGTTCAGTGTGTAGGGTGTAATATGTTTAAAGCTGGTGAGCAATATGTATTTGGCAAGCACCTGGATGAAAAGTATGGTGATGGTACTGCTGAAGAATTATATATAAAAGCAAAGCAAACTATAAAGTTTTCTACTGATGAATTACACGACAAGCTACAACACTATAAAGAGTTGGTAGATAGGTTATAAT